AATTGGTCGTTTACTTTGATAGGCTGCTTCTTAAACTCGGAGCCGTATTCTCTGTGCGCCATCGCGCCCAGAAGGCCCGCGCTTACACCGAACTTGTTGCCTGCTTCGTTCACCGCATCGGATACGACGGGCGGCAGGTCTGGGTATGTTAAGCCCGGATTGCCGTTGACAGCATTGATACGCGCTCTCAGTTCGGAAGGGGGCAGCGCTTGCTCTGTGCGTATCTGGTTCTGGTCGCGCATGAGGCGGCCCATGCGCGTGCGCACGCCACTGTCAGAGGACATGCCGACTGTTTGTTGTGCGGTCGCCAAGTCTTGAGGGTCGAGCAGCTTGAGCGCTTTCGATTGCTCTTCGAGAGAAGACATGACAGCTTTTGCATCGCTGTCCACTCGTGTGTTGTACGAGTTCATCTTCGACGCAAGAGAGTTTATCGTGCTGTTGAAATCTTCTGGCATGAACTCTTTTGACCAGTCGCGCCCGCCTTTGCCAGCAAGCTCTGCGGCGATAGCGTTGTAATCTTCTCGTGTCTTTGCGTTGTCGAGCAGCCCTTGAAAGCGACGCTTAGCACTATCGTACTTGAAGGTTTGTTTCATTCCTTCTTTCAGAGCTTGCGTCATGTTAGGGCGTGCATCGATAACGTCGAGCCCTTGCTTTACAAACGTATCATACTGCGATGGGTCTATCGCAATCTTGTTGTTCAAAGTGTTCAACGAATTATCAGCTTGGTCTTTGCTATACGCAGCGCCAAGCTGCGCTTCGTACTGCGCGGCGCGCGAAGATATGTTCGGTGCTTCGGCCAACATGGACATTTTCACAGACTGCCGCAGCTTGTCGTCTTGGATGTCTTTTGTTTTCTCGTCAATGAAATTGTTGTAGTCCGATGTTACAGCATCGTGGTATCCTTTAGCGTCAGGCCCTACTTGATTGCGTATCTCAATCTCACGAGATGTGTAATCGTTCTGCGCCATGAAGTTCGCATGGTCTTCTTTGAGCTTGCGCTCTTTCTCTTGCATCGCATAATCGAACACGTCTTGGCCTGCGCGTGCGATACCTTGTGCGCTTTCCTGTGTCGCTTGCCCTATGTTCGCGCCGTATGCGTCTGGGTTTACACGAGTGTTTATCAGCGCTCCGCTTCCGCGCAACGACTTAGCTGAAATCTCAGACTGGTAAGGTATACGTGGCATTATGCTTTTGCTCCCATGGATGCGGCGCTACCAGCAGAACTGAGCAGCGAGCTTACTGCTTTCATCCTGCCTGCGGTCATTGCGTTCTTAGCGGCGGCGCGTGCTTGCGCGGCATCTTCTGTGAGGCCGAGCATTTTGATAGCGCCTTCGCGGTTTTGGATGTACTGGTCGTATCCTGTGCGTTGCTGGTCAAGCGCCATCTCAACGGAGGTATCGGACAAAACGTCAAGAGGCGAACCGGCCAACTCTAATCCGGTGGAGCCGTATGCCGCCCTCATAGACGCTAAGTTCCTGCGGTTCTCTCTGGCTTTATCTTCCTCTGCAATCTGTGCAGTGCGAACAGCTTGGATGCGGTCTTGGTCAGCGATGACCCTGTTGCGCTCGGCAATCTGTGCTTGGGTTTTATATGCCTGAGCTTCGGCACTCGCCTGCTGCATTGCTCCCGCAGCGCTCATCACGCCGCTTACTAAAGTCAATCCGATTGCGACTGCTGGTAAACCCATTACTTAATCCTCACATATAGCGCCTCGTCTTGGCCGTGCACTCCATGCTTGCGCATTAGAGGACACTCACATTCCATGCCAACCATTCTAGCCCATCTGTGCCCGTTTATAAAGTCCGCGTTTACGACGGTTTCTATTCGTGGCGTTGGGTCTATCATCAATCCTTTGCGGACTGCGCGGGTGAGCTGAGCCATATACGGGCCTGCCGATTTTGAGATGAGCGCCCAAGCCGCAGCCCTACCTTTATATATCGGGACGATACCCGCAGCGCCAACACACGTTGACCCGTTCCAAGCTGAGATTGCAAAATTATCTGTGATGATACCTGCGTATTCTGGGCTGCACATGACATGGTAGTCTTCCCTCGCGTTCAGTTGGGGGTGGATGTATTTAATATGTCCGGGCTCACACGGCCTTAGTTCGAGCATTATCTATCCTGTACGGTTACTTGAGGCATGAGAGCCACAATGTTGAAAGGTAACGGCGAGCTCTTGAGACGACGGAAGAAAACAGAACCTCTCTTCTCGTAACCCGGAGCCGTATTTATAGGGCCGATGATACCATTAAACAAGTTAATTGTCTCTATTACATCATAATTGGCAGGATATTCAAGAGGGGTGTAAACGATTTCTTGAGTGTCGTCGTTCCACGTCCCAATCTCTCCACCATACGATTGCCATACGTTGACAGATATATTGTTGATACGCTTCTCTTTGCCAAGCGCCGTTCCATCTGCCGCGCCGTTCTCCAAGCGAGATGTCTCGCCAAGTGCGTCGAACCCGAGGCCAATGACGATATTGCTGGCCTCTTGGTCGAGCACGACTTTCCCGCCTGTAACGTCAAGCGGGCCGATAGGGATGTTGTCAGCAAGACCGTACACGTCGCCCATGCCTTCGAGATGCTGCAAGCCGTACACAGTTGTGATAGGCGCTCCGGTGTATCTGAGCCCACAGTCTACGAAGTGTGCGTCTGTGATTGTCATGTCAAAGTCCCAGAAGCGTGTTAGCTTTTCGATGTAGCGTTTGGTGACACCATTCACAACGCGGCGCACTACCATCCATAATGTGTCTTGCAGTTGGTTAGCAGCAGGCATGACGCTCATGCTTTCGACGATGCCACCTGCGAAGTCGTGTCTGTGCCATCCGACGACGTTCTCATCGCGGTTGTATGTGAGGCCGACGACGCTGCCGTCTAGCCTTTGCATCCACACAATACTGTAAGGCTCGGCTGCGTATACCATCTTGACGAACGGACTTATCCCTAAGTGTGATGCGAGCATCGACATGGAAGGCGACTTGTATCCGTCTGCTTCGTATTGGTACGCAAACTCACGAACAGTTCTGCCCGAGCGTTGAACGTACAGCACTTGGTTGTCGATAGGCACTGGCTCTGTGTCCGAGCTGCCGCGTGACGAACTGTCGTCCACTTTGGCGTTACCCGGTGTGATTGTTTTTCCCGAGCCATCTGCTGCGGTGAGGACGTACTCTTGCGAGCCCGTACCCATGAGCAGGCCCTTGTTGCTTCCGACCAGCCACTTGATACGCGACAGCCTGCGGGAGTTGAGGCGACCGACAACCGCATGGGTGTCGAGCACTTCTCCATTCTCTGAGGTCTGCGCCATGTTCTCGTAGTCGCCAACCACTGACCCGGCGAATACGTCAGGGTAGGAGTTAGAGCCACCGAGCCACATACGGTCTTGGTAGAAGCAGCCATAGCCCGGATACCCTGTCGTGTCTGACCAGTATCCTAAGCGCCATGCGGTCACGGCTTCCAACCCGACAAAAGGTTCGCCCAACAGCTTGGCCGTAACGACCGTCGTGCTTGTGAACGCAGTTATCTTGAGCGAGCGCCATGTGTTGTCTGTGCCTTTGATACGGATGAGGCGGCCAACGTCTGTTGCTTTGAAGCCTTGGTTGTTATTGATACCGTTTACCGAACTTGCTGTCAGCGTGATTGTCGTGGACGCTGTGCTGCGCATCACTAAGCTGCGCACACGAGGATTGATAGCACCGTTGCGCGTCACTGTGTCGATGTTCAAACGATAGTAAGAGTACGCCGTGTCGTTGTTAATCTTGAAGAACACAGACTTGTTGTTATCGTATAGAACATAGATGCTCTGTCTGTCTAAGATTGTGTAATCAACGCCGTTGTTACTACCTTCAAACGTAAAGGTAGAAGGCGCGTAGTCTTTAGATGTATAAGACACGTTGGCGTTGTCGAGCGCCATGTACACGCAGTATCCATCGCACACAAAAGGCGCGGCGGCTTGGTAGCCTATGATACCTGATTGGTTCGTGTTGCTTTCCCAATAATCCTTAGCCGTCTCGTCGTTGAACGCACGGTAGTATTCATGGGACGCAGAGTTCGACGAGCCAAAACATGTTCCTGACGGTAAGACGTTCGAGGTCATGGTAGGTGTTGCGATACCGCGAGCGCTCGGTGTAATCTTTGTGGTTGTTTCGTTCTCTGGCAAATAAGGCCCGTCAACATAATCGGTCGCTTCAAACACCCAGTTGTATGTGTCAAAGCGTTTGAGCTTGTACGTCACGATGTCAGGGTGGAACAGGTACACAACGTCGAGCGACTGCAAAGCAAATATGTCAGCGACTTGCAGGTGAGTGTACGGAGATGCTACGTGGTACACTAAGGCCACGGTTATGTTTGCCAGCATTGCAAGAGCTGGGTGCACTGTGTCTATCGTGTATACGTCGCCGACTTTGGCAGTTATCTTTCCGATAACGCCATTGAGATTGTATTGGTTTGTGAAGCCCCCTAGAGCGACCTCATACCCTACCGCCGCGCCAAGCGCTGTCAGCGCAGGGCTGCTGAATTTGAAAGGGGCTGTGCTCGTCATTGTGGCCGCAACAGCCGCCTGTGTCAGCAGGCCGTCCTCCGACATAAAGCGGACACGGTTATCGCAGAACTCCATCTGGTATCCGAGCGTCTCAGAGAAGACGAAGGGGAGCAACGCGCTCTTCTTGGTGTGGTCGTACACGTCGCCCATGTAGAACGTACCCGAGCGCGGGATAGCGGGCCCCTGCGGAGCCGCCACGAAGTTGAGGAGGGTTCTGTTCGACGCTGGGTATCTGTCGATGTCTGTGCGCCCCTCCATGAGAGGCGACAACTCACCAGCATTAAAGGAACGGATTAAGGGAGATGCTTTAGCCATGACGTGATGCCACCCATTCGTAATCTTGTTCTTCGGTATTTATCTCCTCAGAGCCGATTACGAACGCGTTGGCAGCGCCAGCTATCTTGACTGCTTCCTCATAATCTGCACGAGCAGCGTCTTTCTTAGTGTTGGATTGCGTTACATACTCAACGCTCTCGTACGCAACTTTACACGCAAGCACCTCTGAGAACAACGGGTCAAAGTCGCTTTCAATTACGTTCTTAATGTACGAGATAGTGAGCGAGCTGTACCCGCTATAAACGTAGCGGCCACGTTGTACCCACTCAGTTGCTCTGTTGCGCACAGGATACAAGCAGTCAACAGGCAGCGCGTACTTGTAAGGCTTCGCAACTCCGGTCAGTGTTTCGTTTAGTGTCAGTTGATAATCGTCAACGAGGGCAAAAACCCAACGGCGCTTGGAAAGCTCAACGCGCTTCCAGTGCGGGTAGTTGGATGCCATGAACGCTTCGAGCGGCGTACGCGCAGGGTCGATGCGGTTGACGCGGTTAGCGGCTATCTTTGACAGGCCAAGATTTATGTGCTCGACATCTGTAAGCATAGCGCTCCCCGCGTCTTCCTAGTGTTTATATTATTCGTACAGGTATGCGACGAAACCTTCGATTGTCGCGCCAACAGGAATGGTGTTGGCGTTGACAGTGGCGAAGAGAGTGACACCAGCTTTTGAGTACACATCGTACTTAATCGCAGTACCCCACACAGCCGCCGCAACAGCAGCAGACACGTCGAGAGCAGCAATGAACGCGGTAGCGTTTTGAGGCTCAGTAGAGGAGTCCGCTTTCTGATAGGCATAGTGCCCGACGCTCAGTGTACGACCCGCACCAAAAGCCGACGTAGCGATACGGCTGAGATGAGGAAGCACACGAACCTGACCGGAAGGCAACTCGCACAAGTCGATTGTGGTTGTAGCATCCCCGACGATGGTTGTGGCCGGAAGGTTAAAGTATGCAAAGCGCAGTTTCCCGTGCTTCTCGGTAGGGCGCAAACGAGTGTCTTCCACCATCTGCGCTGAAATAAATGCTTGTACAGCCATTTTGATATTCCTTCTTCAAGGGTTGTTAAAAGAGTAGAAGACGAAGCGCGGTTAAGCGCTTCGCTTAAACTATTAGGTGAACTGGCACTGAGCTTGGAACACTTTGCCTTCTTCACGACGCGTTGCACCACCAGTGAACGTACCATGAATTTGCTTAATGTTGTTCTTATCAGCACGGTTGTTAATCGTGATAACAAGGTCATCCCAAGTACCGAAGTGCATACCCTCGGGAACCCATACAGGGCAGTAACGGATGTTACCACCAGATGCGTTGAGAGGAATACCCTTACCGTTTGGTGTCGCGCCTGTCATTGGGTTTCCGTTGTCTTCATACGGGACGAACTGGAAGCCCATGAACGCCGATACTTCACCGTCAACCAATGGCTTAACAGCGTTGTAATCGTTAGACCCTACGGCCACCTCACCCAGCAAGTCATCAACTTGGTCGGCTGTAACGGCGATGAAAGGTTTAACGGTACGAACGTCAACGTGGCGCTTCTTCATTAGCTTACGCAGCGCACGCAGCTTAGCAACGGTCATGCCCGTGCCTCCGTGTGCAACCGTGTCAGCAGCAGGGAAAGCTACGTCGGTTGTGCCGTCCTTACCGGACTTGGCGATTGCGAAGAACTTAGCCATGGTAATCTCGTCTTTCTTACGAGCGGCAGCTTCGCGGAAGCGCTCAACGTAAGGCGAGGTTGGGTCATAGATAAGTTTCAACATATCCAGTCGGTCTACGAGAACCGCGCAGTCATATTCCTTACCCAAAATCCAGCGCTGGGTGTGTTCCAGTTCTGTCAGTTGAGTGTCGGCGTATGGTGTATCGCGCTCAACGAACTCTACCGTTCCGATGAAGTTGACGACTTGCGCCTTCTCACCACGATATGTTCCTTTGTCCACGTAAGCCTCAAGCAGCCCGCCCTTCTTTGCAAGAGCGGCCCGCACGTTTGCCGTGTACATCTTTACATGATGCTCCGGCACAGAGTAGGTTGCTAAAGTTTCAGCCATATTAAATACCCCTTATAGGTTTGGTTTCGTCAAAGCCTGATGTTCGGTTATTTTTGACGAAGGGGTGTTCGCTTAATTACGGCCCTTCTTGTAAAAAGAAAGATAGGTAGCCGAACAATACGGCTACCTATACTTTTACACGAGGTGTGT